CTTTCTACAAAGATTTTATTCTTTACCTTAGAAATCTTTTTTATTTTTACAATTGACCCGGCATATCTGTAAAATTTATTTACTTGTGGTTTCTTGGATATCATGTCTTGCCTCTATTGTTTTGAACCCTAAATATTTTAGAATTTTATTAAGCTTTTTTACTTCAACATCAACAGAGCATGAACATCTTATACAGGTCAAGTCAATATAATTTTTTTGAAATGCATAATATTGATGACCAGAAAACATCCTGCCCCCGCAATTTCTGCAGTATATACCAGTCGCTTTAGTCATGTTAATTCAACCAGCAGTTATACTCTGCAGTAACAATACCCTTCTCAGGATGAACGAAGTAGAGTGATTGCGATGGACGACCAGCCGCCGCCAAAACTTCTGCAGCGTATGTATTCACCGACTCAGGGCTACCAGATATTCTTAACTGAACGGTATTAAATGTCATCTTTGTTGGAGTATGGAAGTGTCCAATGAAAATATCATCAAAGTCCTCATTCAAAGCACCGATCTTCCAGCCATATGCTTTCTTCTGAAAAGAATGAAACGCCGAAAGGCTACCGAACTGATCGCCATGACAAAGCATTGCTTTATAATTTCCAATCTTGTCAATAGCATACCAATGTCGTTCACCACGACCGTCTGGAATCTTAAACTCAATCCGCTTTTCTTTTTCAAACATAAGCTGAGTGATACGGTAGAGCATTCTGTCACCATTGGTTTCAGGATCGTGATCTCTGCGGGCACGACCACCAATAGAACCATGATTACCAATCACTCCAACAAATGTTACTTTTTCAAAGTTCTCCAACATTTTGTTAATAAAGTTTTTCATAATCCGTGGTCCATCAACAGTGATCTGTCTATACAAACCGCCATCAACCAAGAAAGATTGACCTGGGAATATCAACTCACCTTCAATGATGTCACCAAGAGCCCAGATTCTCAATTCCTTAACTGGGTGATCTTTTCTTTGGATCTCAGTAAGCTGAATCACTTTCTCTGCAAAAAGGTTGATGCGCTCTTCGCAAACCTGAGAATTATAATCAGGAGTTACCTTAGCCAACTGCCAGTCAGCAAGAACTGCAACAGCTACCTCTTCACCTTTTGAAGCTCTTTCAAACTTAGGTTTATTAACCGGAACATATTTAACCGATTCGATATCTTCTTTAACAGCGCGGTAGATAGCTCCAGCAAGGTCATCACTCTTTGTTTTAATCTTATTGTACTCAGACAATAATTTATTGTAAGAAAGACGCAACTCACTTTCATTTGAAGGGATATCACCAGTGATAGGATCTGGAAGTGTTTCAAACAAACCATTATCCCTTCTATATTTACATAAACCATTGACATCAATTGATTGACGACATAGCTTATCGGCGTATTTATGGTTAGCCGTTTGCGGCTCAAACTCTAAATTACAACCTTCTCCTGCACAAACTTTCATAAGGACTCCTTTGGGTTCTGTACATCTTATCATAAGGATAAGCAGAAAGTTGCTACGGGAGTCTTTTTTTAATTGTTACAGGATTAACAGCATTTTTCTTTCTTGTATGAGGTTTAACTTTGTTAGCCGTTTCTCTCATTTTAGCCCGATGCTGAGCCGATATCTTATTGCCTTCCTTATGCAGGGCACTATGTTCTTGCGGAGTACAAAGAAACAAGTTAGACAATCTATTATCTACCTTTATTTCATTAATATGGTGAACAGTCTCCCATGCTTGGAGATATCTATTCAAATATTCTTCCATAACCAGCCGATGCTCGTAAGCATAGCCTCTAATGTTTTTAGGGTGCTCAGGCTTCAATACACGAACATAACCCTTGTCATCGATATACTTTCCGCCATTGTAATTAGGACTATCTTCACCAGAAGCAAATTTCGTTGTCCACTCAATATCTTTTCTTTGAGAGGCAAGCCTTACTTCTTTCAATTAAGCAATTCCACCCGCATCTTCAACATACAATTGAAGAACATAAGAACCGGATGAAGCGGGAACAAAATAACCTGGCGCACCAGATGTGCTTGCACCCTGCTCTCTCTTAACCGCAGCAAAAAATGATTCATTTATAAAGCCAGAAGCGTTTGATTGCAATACAGTAGAAATTGTTCCTGATCCAAAGAAATTATCGTAAGCATCATTTCTTAAAGTTATAGTATTGCTATTTGCCGAATCAACAAATATACCCGCCGGAGGGGTGAAGGTTGCCTCACATAGTTTAGAGTTTGCACCACCATGAGTACCGCTGTGCAAACTAACAAAGTAACGAGAGTCCTCAGCACCTTTTGCAGTTAGAACAAAGCCAGTGAAATTAAGAACTACTTTATAAAAACGGCTAGCATCGACACTAACTCTATTATCAGGACCACCAGTACCAGAATCATTTTTTAATGAGATAATTTCTGTAGTCGTTGCGAAAGCTGTGATAGTAGCGCTATTTGAAGTAACGCTTTTAATTTTCTTGATACCCTGTGGGGAATCCTCAGTAGCTTCCTTAACCTGCTGGGTGTTAGTTGACATTTGTTGCAATCTATCGCCAGTGATAGGTGTTCCATCAGTCCAGGAAACTTGTGAATAGTTCTCGTAAGCCATTTATCTATTATACCTCATTTAACCTTCTAGTTCAGCAATCCTTGCTTCTAGTTGATCAACCTTTGCCGACAAATCTTTTATTCCCTGAATAGCTAATGCAATAAAGTCATTCGGCTTCCAGTAATGAGCATCCAGTTCATCATTTTTTATTGAATACTCAAGATATTCAGGTGATATCTCAGCAACCTCTTCAACAACGAAACCCATTGTTTTATGATTTGGTTTAATTTCCCTGTGAAAGAGATCATCTGGATCGTTATCTTGAGGCTTCCAATTAAAGATCCTTGGCCTTAATGCTGCTATTTTATTTAAAGAATCACTTATATCTTCAATATTAGTTTTCAAATCTCTTCTTGATGATTGAACCAATATGTACCCATCGGATCTTCTAATAATTGTTGACCCAGAGCCTGTCACACCTCCAGTCGTTACAAAATACCGAGCCCTTACTGATGCATCAGCACTCCTGATCGGGATAGAGCCGCCGTCATCTTCATCATTATTAGCAGCATAGCCGTCAAGAAGGCTAGCTCCGCCTGAGGCGGAGAGCACTGTTCCGTAAAGATTACTTGATATTCCAGACCCAGTAATAGTCAATGCTCTGCCAATACTATCTACAACATAATAAGATGCTCCGTTCATAACTTGAGACGAGCCAAAGCTACCATTCTGAAGAGTGATGCTACCGTCAGAATTCATAGCAGCAAATGTCCCAATAGCGCTTTGAGCAATAATTACTGTGTCCCCAGCGTCATTAATAAGACTAATTTTGCCATCTGAGGATATAATATTACCCCCACTGATATCCCAGTTGCCAATACCACCAGCAGTGGCGTATATTGTCCCAGTGATGCTTGCATTATTAGCCGTTAGGTTTCCAGACGCATCAACGCTAAAATTACCGCTTGATGTTATGATTGCACCATTGGCATAAAGTGCAAAAGTATTAGCAGTTAGATTCCCGTTTGCGTCGATATCAACACCAGGTGTAGAAACAGATGATGCAACCAACGACCCTCGAATAAATGTTGTATCAAATACAGCTTGACCATGACCCGAGACAGCCCAGCCAACAGTTCCTGCGCTAGTAATAGCGCCATTGGCTGCAATATTGCCATCAAAATTATTACTTCTAATAATATTATTGACAAGAACAAGATTTGCAGCCAACTCATTTGCGGTAATGGCGTTCGCAGCAATTTCATTTGCAGTGATCGTGTTTGCTAAAATCTCATTCGCAGTAATTGCATTTGCTGCTATAAGTTCAGTCGTTAAAGATCGAGATATGATATGAGCAGAACCGTTAACAATACCCGGCTGAAGAACTAATCCCGCCGGATTTAAAATTGATTGGTTGACAGTGTTTATAATAAAATCTTTAAAGCTATTGTAATTACGATCTTGCGAAGCCTGTCTATCAGGATCACCCAATAAGCCCCAAGAAAAATCAAACAAAGAATACTTAGAAGTATCAATAAAGCTTGAATTCTCCCCATCATGAGAATGCCCACCACGACCAGAATAGAAGAATATTGTATTTTCACTAACCATTAAGAAACTTTCCTCAACACCAAGTTCTGTGTAACATTATCAGCTATCGACATATTATAAGATATAACCCAATAATCAGTGTTGGTGATATCAAGAGCCGATAAAGTTGTTATTCTAATTCTATCACCTAGTTGAATCTTGGGCATGGTCGTAATACTAATATTTATAATAGGCACTGGTGTTTGTGTTTTATCAATAATAAAATCAGCCAATTTTTTCGCATGTATTGCATCGGTAATAAAAGGACTTTGGACAGTCAAATCCTTAATCCCATATTTTTTGATACTGTCATTCGTAGAAGCAGATTGCTCCTTAACCTGAACATTCTGTTCTGTTATAGAAACTGCGGTGCCGACAATTGATGTCGCATATGGGTACTGAGTTATAGGGTCTGTTCCTTGTATAATAGCAATTTCACCAACAATTGAGTTTTCTGTTGCTGAGAGAACCAGCTCAGCCCCATATGCATACGGCAAAAACTTTGTTATTTCAATCTTGTCCGGCTCTTCAAATATTATTTGAGTCACAAAAGGGCTTCTAATATTATACGCTGGGGCTTTATCAAACTTGATATCATAATACCTTGACTCCTTAACTTTACTGGAAGTTAAGTGAGCTGCCGCTGTTGTTTGAAATTGACCACGCTCTAGTCCGTTAAAAGACACTGCTGTTTTTGATATATATTTTACAATTTCATTCCCAATTTTAAGATATCCTGTATCTGAGAACACTGGATTTTTTGTGCTTGATACATAAGCAACATTTGAACTGGATGTCATATTGGCAGTAAGTTCAGTAGTGCCCAGTGAAGACCCCTCAGGGGCCACCCAGAGGCTCTGTGCTGTTCCAGAAGATGTTTGCACTGATGCAATAGGTATTACGACTTTATTACACTGTAGAGCGACATTGTAAGAAGCATTTATAATATTTGTTGAATCACTGAATGAAGTTTGCACATTAGCATGCTGGGCAATAGAAGGTTCGAAGAAGCGGTAAAAATGCTCATACTTAGCCTTATCGTTTTCATCCACATACACCCGGCCCATATCAGCAAATGTTATATTATTTATAACTTCCTGAATTGAGTTATCATTGCCATATAGAAAAGCAAACTCTGTCAATGGCTGCATCGCTGATTCTGTATACCGATCAGACATTTGACTACTCGTCAAACATTTATTATATACAGCAAATTCATCAATATAAAAACTTCTAACACTTGGTGGAGGCACTTCTGCCCCGGCAGAATACGATGCCGCCCTACCCCCAATCGCAATATCTTTTGAAGTCCATGCAACAGGAACACCCTCAACAGGTTCAGTATCTTTTAAATCACCATTTACATAATACTTTAACGAACTTCCATCATATGAAACAGCTAAATGATGAAATGAACTATTTGATAAAGCAACATTAGAGGAAACAGTTTCCGTTGTCACTGTTGAGTTTGCTAAAGTTTTTATTTTAAAACCATGAGAACTGGAGTTATTAAAGAATTCAAATCCAGCTGTTGGTGATGAATTATTCCAATTACTTACATACTCTCCATCGCCAGAAAAGAACCCATAGGGGCTGGCGGTTCCTGTAACAGTTATCATGCCCTGCATAGACGAATGGAATTGGCAAGCATAGTAAAGAGTGTTTGGAGCATCAGCAGGAACTACAAATGTGATAGTTCCATCATCGTCTCCATTATTTGTAACGCCAGAAGTAACAACATTTGCTGGATTATGAGCACCAGGGGATGTTTGAATCCAGAATGGATGACCAGACGCATTAACCTGAAATGTGTAAGTACCCCCACGAACCACGGAAATTGTCCCATTAGAAACTCCGTTTATTAAATAATTACCAGAACCGTTATTCGTAACAGTAATTGATTCTGCAACAATACTCCCTGGAATATGGAATTTGGCGAGTAGCTCTATTGTCCATTCATTATTATATAAATAACTATTAGAGTTTACGACATCAAAGCTTTCATGATACGGAATTCTAACATAAGCATTGGATTCTAACAATATTGATTTATTATTTATATCAGAAACCAAGCCAGTTGGTTGATTCAACTTTGGCAGACTTATGTATACAGCATTGTTTCTATGATTGTAAGCATCAGCTACAGCAATATTCGATGATGGGTTTTTTGAACCAACAGCATCCAGTCCAACAATCGTTGTGCACTCTGAAGCGTTAACAAGAACATCCGAACCCCCGCTCAAAGCCTTGTACAGCCACAATTTAAAAGAAGCAGCGCCTGAATTATTAAAAGAATGATAAAACTCTATTCTTATCTTTCGTGGAACACCTGCTGTCAAATTAACAGTACTTGATTGATACCTAGTTGACACAGTGGTTAATTTATACTTGTTCAAAATAAGAACATCATCTAGATAAATCTTGACCCCACCATAAGCAATAACCGCAACTAAACTTTGCAGACCAGAGTCTGTCGGTATATAGTAACCATCGAAAACTCCATTATAATAATCACTGTAAACTTTAGAGTCTGTACCGGTGAACTGGAAATCACTAATCTGTAAGGCGTATGTATTTGAATCAGAAATATCTTTAGACAAAACAACTTTAGATGGGGATATAAATTTCTTTTCACCAAGAGCTTTATCCAATGGTGACAATTCTTTGTCTATAGCGTCAGCAACAATGTCTTTTACAGAGATATCTTTCTTATTATCCGGCATCCCCCAAAATCTTGAACGCAACCCAGTAGACGGGATAATATCATTTCCACTTCGATCAATGGTATCTTCATTAAATGAATAAAGGGTGACAGCCCCTCTCTCAATAGCCCCTCTTTTATAAGAGTTAAGTTTCTCAATATCAGAACTAGGGAAGTTAGCTCTCATTAAAAGATTCTTTACCGCATCACCGACATACGCATTTTGCATAAAGAATCCGTAACTGATTGTCCTTTCTGAAAGGAACTTTGTCCAATCCTGTAGGTTTGCGCTCACAGTCATGTCTGTATTCACTGACCATTCATCAACATAGAATGTTCCATTTTTCACATACTCATAAACATCGAATGTAACACTGGAGCCGGCAATATGGGATTTTGCTATAGACCCGCCATAACCTCTTTGTGCGACTGTAACAATATTTGAAGAGTTAACAGAAGAACAAAGCACAATTTCTTCTGACTGAGTATCTTTATCCAGAATGACAATAAACTCATTACCCGCTCCGCCAGCAGGCAGGGCTGTTCTATCCAAAACGGTAAATGTAGATGAGGAATTGGATATATTTGCCGTTAATTGCGTTGTCAAATATGAGGCATTGATATTATCAAATGATGGCTTCTTGATTCTCCAGCCAGTGTATATCTCAACCTCAAGGTCTTTAACCATATATTTACCATAAGTAGAGCTTGTGTTGAATAAGTTAAAAACCTTAGTTGTGTTATCTAAATTCAAATCAACACTAGCAATACCCGAACCACCAACTGGAAGGCTTGTTGAGTGAATATCACGAGTTCTGTTGACAGAGTAATCAATTATATAATCACTAATGTCTTCTTCATAAATTGGGACAATTTCCTGTATTCTTGCAAAATCAACCGAATTTTTTGTAGAATATACGGTCACTCTTATTTTTGATATATTCTGAGTTGAAGCGGCTAGGGATATATTGTGATCTTGAAAATATGTACCATCTTTTATAAGACCCTCTTCATTCAAGACAAGATTTAAAGAAGCATCATATGCCTGCACTAAATAATTAGATATTTGACCATACGCTTCAGATGTAACAACCCTAATTTTATTTACTTTTCTTGTAGTGAATGTTGCTTCAACATAAGGATTTGTTACAAAGCCATATCCACTATATGTACCATGGGTATTTGAATTACTGGTACTATTCGACCACCACCCAAATTCAAGATTACTACCTACCTGAGTATTTGATAAATCATTCGATGTCAAGGAAGGCATTGCAAACCATGTGCCATCTGCCTTAATCACATCACCATTTACATCCTTAGCCCCAGCAACTGCCCAAGTAAATGATTGTCTTTTAATTCCATTCATAGCCTCCGACACTGGGAAGAAAAATCCCCTGCTTGGGTAGGCAGTATTCGCAGGAGCATCATTTGTTGTTATCACCAAATTATCAACATGGCGACTATCCAGCCATTTAATCATAATTTTAGGCTTAATCTTCTGGGCCGGAGATATAATGGAAGAATTAAAAGAAGTAGAGAATTCCTTTCCGTATATACCAGATGTCAACATTTTAAACCTCTTCTAGCGCTAACGCGCAATCAAAATAGTATACATCATTAACAAGGTCTCTTCTTATTAAGTTTTCAGAAAAACTTGAAACAAACACAGTAACATTCTCTTCTGTATATGGAGTTATACCATCCTCATCTTGACTAATAACTGTTAAAGTATGAGTATCGGCATCCATTGAAATATTTTTAATATAATTTCTTGACTCATTTAAGTCAACAGTTGCATTACTGTAATTTGGGATAAATGACCACTTAATATTAAATGTTCTTTTTGAACCGCCATTAGCTGCGCTGTTTTTATAATATCTTGAAGTATCTCCAGCCCAATTTGTATTCTCCATAAAAATCGGGGTTGCTGAAACATCGAGCATCCTTGTTTGATTTGTTAAAGGTTTATTATCAAGAAGCAGCAGGGTTCTAATCAGTGAGCTATCTGCAGTAATATTTGTGCTGAATCTAATAGTCCGAGCATCAACATTTGTATTATTTAAAATATTAATTCTGATTGTTGCAAGGAATATCCTGCCAGCTGTTGCCAAGTTGACTTGACCAGACAGAACCGCCGAACCGTGAGCGACCTTCATCGCATTTGCTAATAGACTTGACAATACTGCTATTTGAGAAGTGCCGTGTGATATCTTAAGCATCGAAGCATCCAAGTCGGACTCCGAGCTAAGTGTGGATGTAGCAGTAGATATTTTCGTTCCGCTTACAGATACATCACCACTAGATGACAATGCTACAGATGCATGAGCAATTTTTGTAATGTTTGTCTGAACAAGAGCTTCTGCGGAGATTACAACGCTTCCGTCTTGCCTTTCTGTTGCGACAACTACCGTTGCACCATCGACCGCCAGATTAGCGGCTGCGTATGCTATCTTGAATGCATTAGAAGTGATGGCAGAGTTTGATTCAATTACAATGCTTGCAAATCTTATTTGAAAAGATGATATTGTAAGAGAGGATGAAATGCTGATATCAATTGTGACATCAGCAGCATCTGCTTGATAAAAATCTATACCACGATTAAATGGTTCACTAAATGAATAAAAACTATCAGACATATATTATTTCTCTTTAAGAGAAATCTCAACATTGTAGTAAGCACACTGGTTGGGAATATCTCTCCTGATTAATGTCTCCGAATATGAATCAACATATACGGTAGTATTATAAAAAGGTTCTGATGGGTCTAGCTTTATTGAAAGACTTGCTGACGATGGCGCTCTGGCAATTGAAAGCAGGTAATCTCTGCTCTTACGACCATCAACTGTTTTTTCCGGCATATCCGGAAGATAAGTAAATGAAAATGAATAAGTATTCTTTGCATTTTTAATAAACCTTTTTTTATTCCCGTTTAACAATTCAACATTAGATGCAGATGTGGTCATTCCACCACTAAACACCCGACCATGCTCTGTAATCTCTTGACCGTTAAGCACGACAAGATGGGTTATATTAGATTGTTGATTTTGAATAATTGACATTTACAACCCCTGGTTTATACCATTATAGCTTGTAAAAGTTCTTGTCTCCATCCCAGCCGCTTTCTGTTGCTTTGGAAGGACATTGACATTGTAACTCTTCATCATAGACTTAAACCATTCTTCTTCCCCGACAAATGTATCAACATTAATATTTACCGTAGACACATTCGTTGTTTGTCCTCCACCCATATAGGATGGGGCGCTAGATGGGGTTCTGAACTTGGATTGATTAATGCTTTGCATTGTTCTTACACCCATGTTTCTTACAGCATCAGCGTTTACAACATACTCACCACCATGCAAAAGTGCGGGAATTGCCATTGAAGGAGAACCAGGAACATAGCCACCTGTTTTAAATCCAGGGAACTTAGAAACCCTTCTAACATCAATCCCATTATTGAGTGCATTCAAAACATCAGATGGTTCTGGTAAATTAAAGTACTGAAACCCAACTTGGGGTTTCAAAATATCGGCATTAACTGGCTCACCACTCATCGCTCCCTTAATGTACGCAATAATTTTTTCTTTATTAAAAGACATATTATTTTTAAATGTATCACTATCCATCAAGTTTTGAATTAATTGATCATCCCTGACACTACTCAACTGCGACTTAGCCAGTTCAGCAGCTTTTTCATAAGTTATTCTTTGAGACCTAGGTAGAGACAGGCCAGCAACATATTGATCCATCACTCCCAAAAATGCGGCATCAGAACCAGACTGAATCGGTGTGCCTGGCATAAATAAATTATGCGCAATGGATGGATTAGCAATTTTGTTAATTAATGTCTTCATGTATGCAATCTGATCTTGCACCACCTCTTGTCCGTACTTGTCGCTGGGTAAGGCACTATCTAGAGCCCTAAGCATCTCGTCTTTATGTGTTGCAGATAGTAATGCTTTTTCAATATAATCAAAATTATTCAAACGACCACGCATAGAAGAACTCTGTTGCAAAATAACTCCACGAGCACCAGGTGTTATGGTGTTACCGTACAAATTCATTGATGTTTCAAATGCATCAAATTTTTCTTTGGACAATCCACGGTTAATATAATTTGTAATTTCAGAAGCTACTTCTAAATACTCATCAACAACAGTTCCAGAAGTTTTATTTTTGACAATTGTAGCTATTGGCTTTTGAGCGCCAAAAAAGATCATTTCACTAGCAGAGCTTGTATTGTAATCACCAATTGCGCTCATCGCATTTTTTATTGCAAGGTTTTCTGGTATATCTAAAACATGAGTAGCCCCGGCATGGCTGTAGGTTCCTGCTCCCTGTCCATAAAACGGGGAAACACCAGTGGAGTGCGGACTTCCTTTCAATTTTATACTTATCATACTTGAATGCCGAGATATCCAATCTTTTGCAATTTGAAGCTGCTCACCCCAGGCAATAGGGTCTGAGCTACCGATATTTCTAGGAATAGATCCTTGCGGCGTGACCATGTTTCTGACTGGCTGTGTCAATTCATATTGACCCTTTTTACTCAAGACTTCAAGCATTTGCCTATATGTCGCAAGCAAAGATCGTGACTGCAAAGATTCAGTACCCCCAATTACACTCGCGGGTAACTTGGGATCCAAATAATTAGTACCTCTTAATGCAGCATATGCATGACCACCCCTTATAAACTCAGGATTTACAACACCACCAAGTAATTCTTCAGGACCACCATGGATTATAAAATTATCAACATTAGCTGTTGGCATCGGAACAAAAGATCTTCCTAATGGAATAGCACCATTTATTCTTTCAAGAGCCTGAGTCATAGGTTTTGTCATCGGCGACCCAACAGGAAGAGCACCAAATGGCTTAGGTCCAGCAGGAAGTGCTGACTGAAATTTAGGAAGAGGTATTGTTCTGAGCGCAACATCTGCAACTTCATTGGTTGCGGATTTCCCAAGCAAACGACTTACTGTGCCAGAAAGATATGAACCAACACCTGGGAATTTAGATTCGAGCATTGGCTTTATAAATGATGGCTTCAACAAAGGACCAACATATTTAGCGATACCTACACCAGCAGCTTGAAGTACTCCTTGCATTACTGCATTCTTAGCAATAGCAAGCGGTTGGAAGCCCTTTACCTTGTCAAAAGATTGTTCAGTAAATGTACCAATAGCACCACCGATAGCAGCTCCACCGATACCGCCTGGGACAGCGCCAAATCCAAAACCGCCTAGCCCACCCAGCGCTGTTCCAATTGCAGCGCCGATCATTGCAAAAGAATTGCTTGGCTTTGCCATCTCTCTAGCAAAGCTACCAATCTTGCCTAAAATACTCTTACTCTCTGACTTGACGACTGGCGCTATTGGACCAATAAAGTTTTTAGCAATACCAACATTTTTCAAATCAGCGTTTCTTTGGTTTTGAGCTTTTGAAATTCTTGCTAGGTTGCTCGCTTCAAGTCTATCTGCGCTACCTCTTGTGTTTGAAGCAGAACCCCTCTTCCCGCCTGGAACAACCCCGCCTTTTGCAAATTTTGGAAGAAGATTATTATTCATCTTATTCAAAGCGCCTATACCAATTCTTGAAACCGCCTTCGCATTAAGAATGTACTCTCCGCCATGAAGAAGTGTTGGTACGCCTTCTTGTCTTGGCGCTGGGATGTAACCTTCTGGCATCCCAAAATTTTGATTTACACTTCCCGAAGGAACCATGCCGCCTTTAGCAAACTGCCTAATAGGATTTCTTATTATTTGAAGTTGAGATGTAGACCGACCAGTACCAGAAATAAATTCTTGATAAGATATTGGAGGAAGACCCCTGTCCACCCTATTTCTATTATTGTTTTCAAATGCATCAGCCCGACCACCAGCAGGGGTGAAAGAACCTTTAGGGGTAATAGAGGTAGGACTATCAACTCCGCCTCCTCCAGATGCAGCAGACTGCGCATCAGCTGCAGCGTCTGCTGCAGCCTTAAGATTTAGCCAGCTAAGAGTTGTCTCAGTGAGCTTACCACGCATCTCATCAAACAATTCTTTATTAATCTTAACATTTTTTCTTAAATCATCAGTGATTGCTTGGTTTCCATCTTTAACTGCTTGAACATACACATTGTTCCAGTTTTCTCTAAATGTAGTTGTTGCTGCAGCAAACGGGGTTAAGAAATCATCAGTAACAGACTTAACAATGGCAGTACTTGCCGCCGCAAAATTATTTTTAAACCCAGTTGTGACTTCACCAAACTTATCAATAACAACTTGCTTACCATCACCAAATGTCCCGCCAATATCTGCGAGCATGCCAATGGTTGCTCCAATGATAGTATCTTCGCCAGCTTCCCCGCCTAAACCATACTTCTCTCTTGCAACACGAACAAGGTCATCAAGATTTGTAGTGAAAGCCCCAACAACCTCATTAGGCATCTTGTCATTAATTGTAGATGCAAAATCAGTAAACATCTTTTCAAATGCTTCACTATTTGCAGCAGCAGTATCATTAGTAATAGTGTAAAGCTTTTCAATTTGATCTCTATAATCCTGAATTGTTACTGGAGGGAACTTTGTAATTACTTCAATAGACTCTTGGAATTTTTCAATAGCTTCATCAAAGAATACAGAAGCCGCATCTTTTGCTTCGTTAATAGCCTCTTTAAGAGCCTCAAGATTTTCCTTAGCAAGATCCTTGGCTCTGTCCGACTCAATACCTTTTAAGTTTTCACTATAATTCTTTTCACTAGCGCTCTGCTCAAGCTGAAGCATTCTGGCATCATCAATGCGACCTTCGTATACTGCCAGTGCATAGTTGCGGCGGTATTGTTCATCGCTGAGAGCCTTGTCATCAATTAATTTACGCTTGTTAGCTTCATACTCTTTAGTTTTAGTTAAAGACTCTTCGGCCTTTTCAAGCTTCATGAGAGTCTTTAATTGGACATCAAAAACCTTAAGAGCAGATGTTTTCTGTTTTTCTAATGCTTTTATTGATGCATTTACATATTTATCAATTGCATTCTTTAGCTCACCAGCTACATAATCCTGCAGTTCTTGAACGGCATCGTCAATACCGTCTTTAAGTGCTTTACCAATCTTCTCGCTAGGGTCATTATCATCATAGCCATCACCTGCTGCATTCGCAATCGCTTCGCCAGTATCATAACCTATTTCTTCACCAGAATCTACAATCTTTTTTCCGCCAAGGTCTACTGCTTCCTTAGTATTGGAGATACCTTTCTTCGCTCCGCTTTCTAGCTTTGAACCTATTGCATCAGCTACTCCATCAATAGCGCCCATAGCAAGGTTTTTAGCGCCATCAACCATCCCGAACATGCCATCTACGACAGAATTGATACCCTCGGAGATTGCAGTAAAGCCTGGTATAAATTTACCAAGGAAGCCCGCAGCTTTTGCCAAAGTTTTTGGGATTGCAGTTATCAGTGTAAGGATTGCCTTAATTGCAAGAGCAGCTACCGCAACTAGCGCTTTAAACGCAAATTTCATTATTACAACTATGATCTTTCCTACATGAGAAAATGCTGATATTAAGAAGTCGAGAGCATTACTCCAATTACCTTGAAAAATTGAAACAACAACCATTACAAGGTTTACGATGTAATAAAGATACGGCTGAATGAAATTGAGAACAAATTTCTTAAACAAATCTGCTACAAAACTTATAGCCTTGGCAATACCTCCAAATGCTTTAGACAAACCACCAATAGCACTCTTACCTTTTGCACCACCATCATCAAAGCTTTTAAACAGATCCAAAATTGGTCTTGCAATCTCTTTAAGTGCGCTCATGAATGTCTTAAAGGCTTGCTTAACACTATTAATAGCACCAGAAGATTTTTCTTTAAAAGTGCTGAAGTTTTTTACAACAAGCATTATGGCGAGACCAATGCCAAGTATGATGACACCAATACCGGTGCTGATCATAACAAGTCTCATGATCTTCATTGCCGAAGTTGCAAGTTTTACATTCCTGGTGAATCCACCCATGGCTGTTGCCATTGTTTTGAATTGACCAGGGGCGCTCATGCCAAGTAAAGCATTTTTTGCCCGCAGTGCATCAGTTGCAGCACCAGCACCAGCCACACCTAGTTTAAATTGCTTAATCGGTCTTAAAGCTTCTACAAAACCTTTACCCATATTTACAGGTTTTGAAGTTGGAATATCTTGTCTAAACTTTTGAAGCGCAAGTCTTGTTCTAAGTATTGGAGATCTACTTGTTGCGAGTCTTCCCGCTTGGTCATCCGTTACATCAACACCTCTAAACACTCTCTGGATAACTGGTTTGCCACTCGGATCCCTCCTCAAACGACTCGTCACCCCTGCGCTTTCAAGTATCTGCCTCTTCTTTGCATTAGCAGCGAGTTTTGCATCTTGCGCTAAATTTTGATTATGAAAAATTGTTTGCTGTGCAACCTGGGAATTATACCCAGCCATTTTTGCTGCATTTTCTGCAGCAATATCTGCAAGTTTTTTAGCATGGAGTACTTCTTGAGCAGCCAAGTCTTTTGCATGAGAAGCAGCCTTGGCTGCTTCCAATCTTGCAAACAGCGTAGCTTCTGCTGCTGCAAAATCAGCACCACCACCAGGAGCCATGACTGCACTTACAGCTCTTGAACCAGCAGTCGCTGGCAGGAATCTACCCCCCGGACCTCTCAATGTCCCACGAGCTATGCCGACATCTGTTGGATCAAAGTGAGAGAGCATTTTTCTCTGCTCTAATCTAATTAACTTATCAAGATCCGCCCCTGTTTTGACAGAGCTAGGAAGAACCCTAGTTGGAGCTGCTATCGCTGCAGGAGCCGCTGGGGGAACGACTAAATCTGGGAACGGCACCTTCGGCATCGCTCTAGGGGACGAAGATGAAGGAATTAATTTGTCAGCGAGCGCATCAAATTCAGTTCCATCAGTCATTCCAAGTAGCGCTCTAGTTAGATTCTTTTCACTAACGGATTTATACAGACCTTCAATTTTACCCTTAGCTATAGAAGCTGATTCCCCCAGGCCAATGAACCCATCTGAATTTTTTAATAACTTAGGGAGAAAGACTGTAAAAGCTCTACCTAAAACGCCCATAGATGCTTGGAGAGTACCAAGAGCAAGAACTACTGGGCCAAGTACGGCAAGAAACCCGAGAACAAATACGACTATTCTTGAAATATTCTTTTTGGTCTCAGCAGATAATTTTTCCCATTTATCATAGAGTTCAGTAATTTTATCAGCGATAGCTTCCAATGTAGGTTTAAGAACCTTCATCAAATCACCTGCAAAAAGTTTGAAAGCGTTTTTAATTCTTCCAATCGTGACATCAAGAGCTCTAAGTGATTGTTCTAATTCTCTATTTGCAACCTCACCGGCGTTAGATGCACCAGCCAGTTCAACAAGCATTGTTTTTGCGGCTTCAGTTTGTGCGCCGTCAATAAGGTTTATACCTTCATTTTGCTGTTTTGTTAAAATTAAATCAGATACTGCCTTCCTAGCTTCTCTAGCAGTCTTAATTTCTGCCTCAGTAATTACCCCTTTAAGCCCAGCTCCTTTGAACCCCTCTACTACCTGACCGACTGTTGCTGTAGCGATGCGGGCGATAATTCCAATATCGCTAAACTGGCGAATTGTTTCAGGAAGAGCTGTTCCATTAAGCTCATTGAAACCCTTAATTGCTGTTTCAGCAACTGATGCAAGAATTCTTTCAGATGTACCGGCACCAGTTGCACTGAGGTTACTCAATGCTTTATCAAATTGATTTAACTGCTCAATGGCAATATACATTCTTGGACCCTGACGCTTCTCAAACAGGTCAGACATTAATTTGAGAGCACCCTCTTGCCCCGCAGCAGAATCTCGAACTTCGCCAAAAATATCAACAATAGCTTGCAAACCAGTTAAACCAGTTTTCGTAGTTTTATTGAATGCACTAGTAGCATCATCTGCTACACCGTATTTCTGAGCCAGGCTTGCTATTAATTCAATATTTTGCTTAGTTGGACTAATTGCTCTTTGAAGAGAAACTTTAATTGAGTTAGCGGATGCGCCAACATCCAAACCAGCAGCTTTCATCGGAGCAAGCAAAGCTGCTGCTTCTGTCATTGACAATCCAAAGCTAACTGCCATACCGCCAAGTTCAGGGAGTGTATCGGCAACATCTTTCAATGTAAGAGCAGTAGCGTTCTCAATAGAGTTAAACAAGTATGCTTGGGCTGTAGCTGCCGCTATTGTACGAGTTTCTCTTTCTCTTGAAGTACTTAATTTATCGAGTGCCCCAGAAGCCGTAAGTGCTCTTTTTGATTGAAAATAAAGTGCCTGAGTCAGATCCTGAGCTGCAGAAATATCCATTGACCCAAGCTTTTCAAGACTCGCAGTTAAAGTAGTAAGTTGAACAATATTTTCACTAGTAGTAATACCAAGTTCTGCAAAATCAGATGCTATGCTAACAACAAGATCTTTAGAAACACCAAATTTATTACTGACCCCTGTAAGACTGCGATCAAGTACATTAAAGGCTGCAATCATTTTCTCTACTTGTCGTGGATCACCCACCCCGCCAAGTTTAGAACTAGCTTGCTCCGCATCCATGGCAACATCTTCTAAAACCTTGGTAAGACGGACTAAAGCACCATCGACTTTAGTTAAGCTCTGAAGACCCAGCCTTCCGAACAATGTAATCGGAGCAGTCAAGTTGATCATCAAGCTTCGACCAACAAACTGCGCATCCTTACCCATCTTTTGCAATTTCAGAGAAATATTACCTAGGTCGGATCCAAAAGATCTGATCCTAAGACCACGAAGGGTATTTGAAAAAGTTTTAAGACTATTCTGGGCATACACCAACTCTTTACCAAGTTTTGTAGTAGGACCACCAGCTTTTATTATCGCAAGATTGTAGTTCTGGATATTGGAACGGAGTCTTTTTGACTCTTCAGAAAGAGCAGCCTGATTTTTCTTTAATTCCTTTAAACTATTGGCATGTTGGGCAACACCACGATTAGTGATACCAAGAGCTTTATTAACAGCCCGGGTATGTGCATCCAGTGCCCGCATAGGCACAGTTACACCCTTAAGTCCTAAAGTAAGGTTGCGAACAGAGGCGCTAAGATTGGCAATATCCTTAGCGCCTGTTGTATGTACACTAATTATGAGATCAACATCAGACATATTTGTACCAATGTAAATTATCCCATTTTATTGCGTAATTAGCAATAATCATTCTTGTGTATAACCCAATGGAATACCAAAGTTCATAACCTCAAATGGGCGCATAGGGTCAGCAGGAGTGCGCTCTTGATTGTCATACCAGTCGTCTTCAAAGTCAACATCTGCGCCTTGAGCAAGGGCAGCGGCTTTTATATTCTTACTAAACTCATTAGAGCAAGCACGGTACAATAAAAACATTTCATGAAGAATCAACGATTCTTCTAATTCCTCAATGCTTTTCCATGCCCCGGTTTGAACAAATATTTCCGATTCATATTTTAGAAGGGGGATTTCATTCCAAGATAGTGGTTCGTCACCACCAGAGTCCCCGCCTAGAGGTTTGGGTTTGGATCAGACCCCATAGCGGCTGCCATGACTTCACCAAAGGTTCTCAAATCAAGAACATCTTCAAGAGCATCACGGTCTGCTGCCAATTCTGGGTCACACTTACGAAGTGCAATTGATGCTGCCATAATCATCTTATCAATGTCCTCGTCAGTCATTCCAGCATCGTTGTCCGTCTTCATTTCGTTAGCAACCTTCATAAACTCACGAAGGTGCTTGATTGTCAAAGGCTTAACAATTCTCGTTTTTCCATCAGAAAAAGTAATTTCAGTTCCCTTGAACAGATCTGCATTTGTTGTCATTTTTATAATACTCCTTATAAATAGTCTTAGGGATTATAGAAAAACTCCCAGACTTCAGTATATCATACTGTTGCCTGAGAGTTTTCCGTTAGTACAAATTTTTGGTGTTAATTATTGCTGATCAATAATCTTGCCGTATTCGTAGCCTGTATCCTCAGTTACTGGCAGGATACGGAACGATACTTCAAACACAGTTGCTTCAGCTCTCTTCATCGAGATCATCGAAGTGGTCATAGAGACTGCTCGCTTAGTGTTAAACTTGCGTGTCTTTGTAACCGAAGCTGTCGAGCCAGGGGCATTACCCGTGACCTGCAGCGCGTACTCGAATGGATACACACCTTGTGAACCAAACAAGAAAGTTTTTGTGTTTGCGCCTGAGCCGGCGAGGTTTGCTTTAATGTCTGCTCCACCGTCAGTATTGTCATAGCTCCATGCTGTTGCAAGGTTGTTAAGAGTTCCTTCTGCAAGGGTTGTCTTAACCATTACTTTCACCTTTGACTGAATGACTTTTGCGGCATCACCGTACTGGTCGATTTCAATGTCAACCATGTCTGGCTCCCACGAAATTTCAAGACCACCTTGGGTCGCACCGACATCTGTCAAGCTATCAAAATCTGAGTTTGTCATCGAAATGTTGGAAACACCAGTTTTTACTGTTGCTTCACCAACCACGATATTGGAAGTTGTTACTGCCATTTTATTTTCCTCCTATTATTCAAGGACAAATATTTTCTTGCCCCTGCGATCACGCCA